ACCCTATCTTAATTAATCCAAGTGTGCTAGATGTAGCTTGAGAATATGTTGTATTTGTATCTGTCCATGGAACATTTACAAACATCTTATCATCAGCATCAAGTTCTACTGGATAGTTTTTGCCACTTTCCGTATATCCAACCTTAACAAGTCCTAATACGGTGGATGTTGCTGCTGAGTATGTTGTGTCTGTGAACTTAGCGCCAGATGGTACAGAAGAAGCTATTGTAAACCCTGTTGATTTAATTTTACCAGTCGTTCCATCAAAAACCGCCACTTGTCCAGATGTTGGGGCTGTACCGATAACTCCGACTTCAGTTGGGGTATATGTCGGTTTATTCGGCTCTTTTGCCCATGCTGATACGTCAGATGCTGGACGAGCATTAGATAGTCTGGAATCATTTCCCTGACATACAGTGCCAGCGGCACTTCCGAAATTCTTGTTGAACGCCGTATTCTTAGCAAATGCTGGTTCAGCTCCTATGGAAGTAGGAGTGGGTTCGGATGGTAGTGTTATACTTCTACTATCAGCCGATGTTATCTGTCCCCTGCTATTCACACTTATATATGGTACATCAATAGAATCTCCGAACCCCACACTACTATCTTGTGATGGGCCGTAAGAACCAGCAGTTACGCCGCTATTGCTTATTGAAAAAGAGGTGCCATTAAGGGATAATCCAGTACCAGCCGTATAAGTTGTGTCAGTGAATTTAGCTCCCTCTGGCACCCTTGTTCCTATTGTGTATGGTAAAGATTTATAGCCTAATGTTCCATCGCCAATCTTCACCTTGCCAGTATCAGTCTCAACCAAAAACTCGCCCTCAAGGTAAAGTTTGTTGGCATTATTAAAGTTAGTGGAAGTATCATGCTTTTGTTGCTGTCTGGCATCTAAGGTTATATTAGCCATTTAATACCTCCCCTTTCTTAATGGTAATTAAGCATTTCCGCCATTAAGAATCAAGGTATCAGTTGTTCTTAAAAGCGTATCAGAGTCTGTCAGTTCAGTAGAAGCGTGAGTAACCCAGTTCGCGTTTGCTCTCGCTGTTGTAAAGTACAAGTTGCTACCCTCAGCAACCTCGGACGTTGTAAGCGTAACAGCTCCAGTAAGTCCGTTTACACTCGTAACGGCGTCAGTTGGTGTTTCAAGTTCTACCCAGTTCGCCAACGTAGTAGCAGGAGCAACTTTAAGAATAAATGTCTTATTTACATCAGTACGAACAGCTACGTCGCCCTGCTGTGCCCCAAGAGCAAGCATTGCTGCTTGGCCATCAACAACAAACGTGTCAGTAATGGCAATTGCGGGGATAACAGCTTCACTAAGTTTACCACCAGCGCCAAGAACAGGTACATTACCCTCAGCA